TTAAAGTCTTTAAACTGTTTATTTAAACTGTCAGCTAATAATGAAGCCAGTTCGTCTCTGCCTGATATTTCGTCAGGTACTTTTTTTGTCTGCTTTGCCATAACTCTTATGAATTAAATAGTGAATCAAATGCTGAAGAGATATCTTCTGATTTGGTTGCTGTTGTAGCTCCAGTGATAGGACTTCCTGATTGCTTAGTGCCATCTTGTGTTCCTGAATTTGGATCTAACCATTTTTGTAAAGCTTCAGTCATTTCTGCATAACTTAATTCAGTGAATAAGTCTTTAAGATTTTTCTGACCATTTACAATCTTCTCAGCAATTTCTTTATCTGTTGTTGCTGGAGTTGTGTTTGGTTTTACACGTACTGTTGTAGTTGGAAATGCTCCTTCTTTTTCTGCTGCTGTATATTCTACAGTAACATCACGTCCGTTCATAATGTCTGTAATATCACCGTAATCAGGATCTGATATAATACCTAATAATTCAGTAAAGATTTGTTTACCAAAAGCCCAAAACTTAACACCTTCATGTTCTAAACCACGAACAATAACTGGTGCATAAACTCTAAACTTAGGCTCAATTTTCTTACCTAATTTCCAGTCATCTTTGTCTCCTGACTTTTTTAACTTTTCTGCAAATTCTACGATTGGATCTGGACGTCCAAATGATACTGGTGATACCATTGTACGTTTTCCAATTTCATAATGAAAGTACATTTCTTGAAAGGGATTGTTTTTGTCGAATGCGTAGGGTACGATACGTACTTGAGTTTTTCCTACTGTTGGTTTCCAAATATGCTCACTAGCCTTATTTCCACCACTGTTTGTTTGTTGCATCTGTTGCAACTTTGCTTTAATCGAATCTAAATTGATTGCCATTTTTTACTTGTTTTTAATTGTTAAACTTACTTGACTTTTATTAATATAAGGATTCTTTTTAATACTTGCAACTATGTTGCTAACTTTTAAATCCTCAATGCTTGTCTACTGTTTATTACTTTTTTGCCTTTTAATATGACAATTCTCTTATTTCTATTGTTTTATAGTTTGTTTGGCCATCTGCCAATAACATCGTGTCTTTATAATTATTCCATTCAATAATGAATGTTTTATCTAATACTCCATTATTTAAAATGCGAATTAAACTATTAATTGCATTAATGCTGTAGTATGTGTTAGTTTCTTTTTTGCGATTGATTGATATTGTGTTACCTAATCTTCTTTCGCTAGTATTTACATTATATATACAAACAACACTATTAGGAGCTTGAATATAGTAATAACATTTCATATTTGCAACATCATCAACACTATATGCTTTATAGATATCTCCAATACTAACTGGTAGTTTATCTAAATAAGTAAAAGTGCAAAGTAGTTGAGGTCTCATCTGTTTGATAGTACTAAGCTTATTTTTTAGCTTTGTTTAATTGGTATGTTCTAAGCGCAATATCAGCTTGTTTTACCTTATCCTCTAATCCCTTTTCTGCAGGATCTACCGTATCTTCTTCTTTAATGTTCTTACGCTTCATGTTTTTCTCACAAAGTAAACTTGCTACTTCTTCACGAATCATTTTAACCAGTTCTGATTTTTTCATTTACTCAGTTGTTTAATATAAATATCTCCATTTACTGTAAACACTTATAATTACTACCTGTTTTTATCTTGAATGGAAAATGAGTTGGTATCACTTTGTTTAATGACTCTTGCAATAACTCACACTTATCTTTTGGTAAATCAAACAAGATACTATCATATGTGTATAGTATTGGTACAATATCTTTATCTAGTGTTTTAAACAACTCATTAAGCATTGTTACGTTTTGTTCTGTTTCATACATCTGAATAAAATAGTTAAACAAAGTGTACACAGTTATATCCTGATAATTAGCTAATACTAATCTTCTTTTTGATATAGGACTCTCTACATACCCACTACTGTTAGCTTCTCTCCAAATCTCTTGTGCTAATGCTTCAATAGACGCAAAGAAAGGTATATGCATATACTGTTGTTGTATTCCTCCATATATCTGCCTAAAAGTCATTTCTTTAGCTTTTTCAATGTCCTCTTGTGTTGGTGTTTGAGTGTTGCTGTAATGTTTGGCTAAGTGTTCGTATACATTCTCACCTTTAAAATCATATCCAATTAAAGATGCAATTAGTCTTGGATGATATGAATTAAAGTCAATCTCAACCAAAGTACCAAGTCTATTTACAAAACAGTTTCTAGTATCATCTTCTTTGTTTAAAGCTGCAAAGTTTATACCACCAAACCTATTGCTTGGTCTTCCAGTTGTTGTGTAGTAATTGTATTGTGAGTAACACGTATTACCAACTCTACTAAAAGTTTTACTAAAACGTTCTTCAAATAAAATAGGATCAATACTTAAACCATGTCTTTCAATATTGTAAAACACATTTTGTAATTGATGTTGATAGAATGCCAATCCTGCTTGTTCATCTGCAATCCATATATCATTAAAAATGTTTAAAGCAATTTCTTCATGTTTATGTAATGGTACTAAATCATTTATCTTATGACAGTTTTGATATTGTCTGGTGTAATGATTGACTACTCCTGGAGTATCTAGTTCATAAGGCTTGTTTGTGAACAGATAGTATTGCATTTGAGCATCTATGTAGCTGTCTGTATTGTATCCACAGTACTTGAATGATATTACATCATAGCAATATACTTTGCAATCTTTTAAAAAATCTAAATCAGATGTGTTTAATATTCCGTCACAGTGTCCGTTACTTATTGTGTATGCTTCTTTTGATTCGGTATCAATTACAACAAATCCTATAATGGGATTATTGCATCTGTGTAATCTATCATCCTTTTTTATTGGATATAAGAATACGGACTTATTCTTTAGGTTTTGTATTTGTTGTATATTATCTACAATCATGTAGAACAATATACATATTTTTAAATTAGTAACAAAATTTATAACTAGTTTAAACTATTCTTGCATATTCTGTGTAATTGCGTACACCGTATGCTATTTTTGGTACTTTGTCTGATGCAAAGTATATCTCATCTTGATTATATGTTATTATATCAGCAATTAGTCCTGTCAGTTTCCAATTTACACTAACAATACCATACAATCCGTTATCGATACCACCCCTTTTACCAAATTTTTTAAATTGTGATAAGTCAATTTCTATAGGGTAACTTTGACTATCATTTATCTTTTCAACAAAATACCGAGTAACATAGCCAGCAACATATGTTTGATTGGATATGATAGGCATATATGGTTTTGGTGATATAAAACTAGATACTAGTGTGTCAAATTTAAGTAATTTATCATATGTGTAATGATCTGGGTTTGTATATCTTTTGCGCAACACAATGCCATCACCCAATTCTGGTTCAGTTGTTGGTGTCATGTTTTCATAATGGTATTCTCCAATGTAGTTTTGACCATTAAGACTAAATTCATTTCCTTTTGTATATAAATACTCACTATTAGGTTTCATATTATTTAAACTTACTTTGGCAGTAAGTGAATTAATTAATAATTATTAATATTTTTTATTAGGATCAAATTTTGGCATTTTTTTAGGATCAAATTTAAAATTTCCTTTTTGTACAAAGTCAGGTATTTTAATTGGTTGCTGTCTTTCGGTTGACAGTATTGCATTTGTTTTTGTTGTGGAGCCATCTTTATTAAACGTTACTTTTGCATTAGTATTAGTTGCATGTCCAGTGTATACTATTTTAGTTTGATGATTAGGTTTTTTATATGGCTCAAATGCTCCTGTTGTAAGGGTTGCTGTACCTTTAGACTTGGTCCTTGGTACGGTAGTAATAGTGGTAATCCAGCCGGTTTGATTACTGAAATCGTGCTCAACTGCAAGTATTTGATAATAATAAACGTCTCGAATTGTTTCTGGAATAAGACTGGTTGTTATTAACTGACCAAATCCAAAGCCTCCTATTCCTGCCACTGAAATTTTTAATGAAAAAGGTAGTGGTTGTCCTTTGCAAATTGGT